AAACTTTAACAAGAAAGCTTTGTATATTATGATTCGTGAAATGACTGGTAGTAATACTCAACATATTACGAGAGTGATAAATCAAATGAAACGTTATTATGCTAACATGATGGAGGAGTTTTCTGCTAGAGGTCAAATAGATACCTCTAATACAGGTTCTATATTTTAATATATGGCGACGTAAGAGTAGCTGGTGCTCTCCTCGGTCTTCAACACCGTAGTGTAGTAGATAATACTATAAGTAGGTTCGATTCCTATCCGTCGCCGCTATAAGCCAGAGTAGCTCAGTTGGTAGAGCAAGTGATTTGTAATCACTAGGTCGTAGGTTCGAATCCTATCTCTGGCTCAAACAAAAAAAGGGAAGCATAATACTTCCCTTTTTTAGTGTCCAATAGTGTAGGAATACTATTGTACTATTTCGCTCCTACTTTCGAAATAAACCCACCAACACCAACAAGGCGACAAGCCCAGCGAAACCCGACTCGCCGAACTTATTAATGATGGATGTGAGGTTACCTATAACGTTGACGCCAAAGATACCAGACCCAAAGATTACTTCAGATATAGCACCGATAGCTACAAAAGACATTAATAGATGAGCTAAGTCATCTACATATCCTTTGACCATTGTTACGACTTCCTTCATGGTTTTCTCCCGTTAGTTAAGAAAAAAAGGTCACTAAGTTTTACAACGAAGTAACCTCTAATAATAACTATAATATTAACAAATAATAAATTTCAATATATATTTATATATTAAAGTTTTTAACTTAACCTATATTTATATATGAATAATAACATCTAAGGTAAATTATGGCTATAGATTACGAAATCTTTGAAGGTAAGTCCTTATCATCACTATTCAAAGATATTTATGATAATACAGAATACAACAAAAAACAACTAGATATATTAACAAAAGAACTCGTTCAATTCATCAAAGACGGAGATACAGCTGTACAATTAGTACCGATGATAAAAGAGTATCTGGAAATAAATGTCAAAAATGATGACCAACTTGTGAAGATGGCAGGTATTGTCCAACGATTAATATCAGCAGAAAGTAAAGTGGGAGCTGAAAATGAGTTCGGATTATCAGAAGAAGAAAAGAGTCAATTACTGGCCGGAATAGAAGATACAATTACAGATATTCAAATTGAATCAGATAAAATACATAATAAAATAGAATCAGTCAAAGGACAATAAATGTACAGACGAAGAAGGGGCGTAAATACAGACACCTCTATACCTTTAGACCGTTTAGGTACACCTCAACAAATTAGTTCATACATTAAAAAACTAATCAAAGCATCACAATATGATTTTCACGAATTAGAACCTGTAGTTGTGGGTAAGGTATATTTAAATGACCCCGGATTACAAGGAGCTGTTCAAGGAAGATTTTTAGTATCTGAAGGTGAAGTAGATAAAGTTTTACCTTTAATGCCAAACGTTCAAACAATACCTGTTGTTGGTGAGCATGTGTTGACAGCTGAATTTGATAATAAACTTTTTTACATTTCCATCGTTAACAGAAAAAATTCAGCCAATGAAAATTCTGCACCAATTAACTTACCACCCAATACTAAATTTGGTAAGACTTTTACGAAAAAAGATATCAGACATATTGAGGTAAAAGAAGGTGATATTGTTGTTGAAGGAAGATATGGTAATTCTATCAATATAGGATGTAATGATGCTAATAATTCACCTGTAATCAAGATAAGAGCGGGACAGACTCTCGATTCTGAAACTCGACAGATTACGGGAAAACCAGTAAAAGAAAATATCGATACAGATGCTTCTTCAATATATCTAACTTCAGATGGTTTACGTGATATTAAATTTGATAATCAACAAATAACCGGAAAAAAAATACTAATAAAAAGTGACGGTATATTTATTAAAGGAAGTGATATTAGATTAGGAAGTGGTGATAATAATAATTTACAACCAGTGGTTAAAGGTAATGATTTGAAAGAATTACTTGACCCGATATTTGCAGCTCAACAATCAGTAAATCAGGCTGTGATAGCTAAAAACACAGCAGAAATCGTAGTATCATCACCAGGAGGACCTACACCGAATCCTCAAAAAGTTGTTGACTTGACAAAAGAAAATAAAACACTTTTACAACAAAATAAAGATTTACAAAATGCAATAGATAATTCCACTTATTTAAGTGATAAAGTAAAAACAATATAGGAGTTGTTATGACTAAAAAAGAACTTGTAAAAATAATACAAGAAGCGGTTCGTAGAGAAGTAAAAAAAGAAGTACAAAAGATATTTATAAATGAACAATCAACACCAAAACTGGAATCGATGATTGACACTAAAGTCTCAGAACCCAAACCTAAAACTCAAATTAAATATACAAAAGATGAAGCACTTAATAAGGTATTGAATGAGACTAGAGGTGGTATTCCACAACAAGGTAAAGAAGAATATCCTACTCTAGGAGGAGGTGTATTCGATACAAATCGTATGACCGAAATGTTAGGTTATGGTAAGACTGAAGAAGTACAACGTGATATGGTAGCAGTTGATACTATGAAAAAAGCAGGTGTTACTTCTGAACAAGTACCAGAACACGTTACAAATGCCTTGACACGTGATTATAGTGATTTAATGAAAGCTATAAATAAGAAAGGTAACTAATGTCAGCTATTGAAACAGATTTAAATCCTAGCAAAACCGTAGGACTAAAATTACCTTTAGCTAGTGATAAGTTCAACAATTTTGCTTTGACTAAAAATTCACTAGAACAAGCTGAATTTAATCTTAAAAATTTATTACAGACTTACATTGGTGAAAGACCGATGCAACCTACTTTCGGTAGTAAATTATTAGAACTCTGTTTCGAACAACAAAATGATGATTTACCTGAAAACATTGAAAAAGAAGTTAGAAGAGCAGTCTCAGAGTGGTTAGGTTACATAAACATACGTAACGTTGAAACGTTGACTGAAGAGGGTGATTTAAATCAAATTTATGTCAAGATTGAATATTCAACTACACTAAACCCTGATTCGATTAATCAGATTACAATAGATGCTACTTCAACTTCTACAGGAGGATATTAATGGCTCGCACAAGTAATAACAAGAATGTTGTTAAACAAGTAAATTATCTTAATAAAGATTTTGGTGACTTCAGAGAAAGTCTAATCGAATACGCAAAGGTTTACTTTCCCAATACCTATAACGACTTCAATGAAGCTTCACCGGGAATGATGTTTATAGAGATGGCAGCTTACGTAGGAGATGTTCTCTCTTATTACATTGATTCTACGTTTAGAGAGTCATTATTAGCTTATGCTGAAGAAAAACGAAATGTGTATGCTATAGCTCAGTCATTTGGTTACAAACCTAAAGTGACATCACCGGCTTTAGCTGTATTAGATGTATTTCAAACCGTTCCAGCTGTAAATAATAAACCAGATGAAAGATATTCCTTAAATGTAAAAGCAGGAACAACACTAAAGGCAGCTTCTACTGGGACACAATTTAGAACTATAGAAGATTGTAACTTTAAGTTTTCAAGTTCGTTTGACCCTAAAGAGGTAAGTGTATTTGAAAATAATGGAAGTACAATTACTAAGTTTTTATTGAAGAAACAAGTTCGTGTTGAGAGTGGTAATATAACTTCAGAAAAATTTACATTCGGAGCAGCTGAAAAATATTCAGAAATTAAATTAGGAAGTTCAGATGTCATAGAAATTATTTCATGTATTGATAGTGATGATAACGAATGGTATGAAGTACCTTCATTAGCTACTGATACTATTTTTGAAGATATGGAAAATAATTCAGAGAATGACCCTACTTCAGTTATTAATCGTGACGTAGCTCCTTATATTTTAAAACTCAAAAAGACTGCAAGAAGATTCACAACATTTATAAATGAAGATGATGAAACACTCATACGTTTTGGAGCAGGAGTTTCAAGTAATCCTGATGAAGAGATTATTCCTAATCCTACAAACGTAGGTTCGAGTCTACCTGGTAGTCCTTCGAAACTAACTTCTGCCTTTGACCCTAGTAATTTTCTTAAAACTGAAGCATACGGATTAGCTCCTAATAGGACTACTTTAACAATTAAGTATTCTAATGGAGGAGGTATTGATGACAACGTTAATTCAAATGACATAAATCAAATAACAAATATCTCATTTGATATTCAAGACGCTTTATTAAATGAAAACACCGTGACTGATAGTAAAAACTCTGTAACATTTAATAACCCTAAACCTGCCGCTGGAGGTTCAGGAGGTCAAACTATACGTGAAGTACGTGAGAACGCTTTATCATTCTATCAAGCACAAAGTAGAGCTGTTACTAAAGAAGATTATGTAGTAAGAGCTTTAGCTTTACCTCAACGATATGGTAACGTAGCTAAAGTTCACATGGTTCAAGATGACCAATTAAATAAAGCTACAGGTGTTGATGAATTAGAACGTGTTGTGACACAAGCTGATGTCGATAATCAAAGAACAATTAAATCTTTACAAGTCAGAACACCTAATCCTTTAGCTATGAATATGTATACTTTAGGATATGATAGTAATAAAAATTTAGCACCTTTGAGTCAAATTGTAAAACAAAATTTAAGAACATATCTGTCACAATTCAGAATCGTTACAGATGCTGTTAACATCAAAGATGCTTACATTATCAATATAGCTGTCAATTTTTCTATATTGACAAAAACAGGTTTCAATAAAAATGATGTTCTTCTACGATGTGTAGCTACACTACAAGACTTTTTTAATATCGATAGATGGCAAGTAGGTCAACCTATCGTGATGTCAGATATAGCTTACGAATTATCGTTAGTTGATGGTGTGGCTTCAGTTGTTAAACCTACTGAAAACAATCCTAATGATTTACCCATAGTGATTGAAAATAAATACAAAACGACTGAAGGATACTCAGGAAACTTTTACGATATAAATAGTGGTATAATAGATGGAGTCTTGTATCCTGCATTAGACCCAAGTATTTTTGAAATTAAATATCCTAACACGGACATTCAAGGTAAAGTTGTCGGTGATAGCTTAGGTATAGTGGAGTAAGTAGATGCATTATTTTACGTTCGCAGAAAAAGACGCAACATTATATGAACAGAGTGGTAGTTTAAACTCTGGTTTAGACGAGATTCTCGAAATACGAAAAGACGTTAGTACCGCAGGAGATGTGATTACCGTTTCGAGAGCTTTAATTAGATTTGAATTAAATACTATATCTAAACTGAAATCAGCAGGTGTTATTAAAGATAACGCCAAGTATTACTTAAATTTATTTGATGCTCGACCTACAGCTTTAGCAACATCACAAAGTTTATATGCTTATCCAGTT